TACTGGCTTGCCAACCTTGTTGTGCCCAGGTCAAGAATTCTTTAACGCTCAACAGCCAATCACGCTGTGTACCCAAGTCTGGGTCCGTATCTGTGAATCGGCAACCAATGCCACGCAAGTAACGTTGATAGCTGACCAAGAAGTCAACCACCTGTTGTCGATTGGTAAATTCAAATCCGTAGGGAATGGTAACTTTGTACTTTTGATAATCTTGGTAGATGACCGCAGTATCGTTGAGAACAGGAATGCTGTAACTGTTGTTATTTGCCAGGCTTGGAATAATTGTAAAGTAAGGCGTATCATTATCAAATCCACTGATGCTATACCCTGTGGCTGTTTTTTCAACTACAACTCCGCTGTAGGTGACACTCTTAGTTGGTGTTGATTTGTATAGTTCAATGCTGTAGCTCTCGTTAGGAATTACAACGCCGCTGTTGGTACTAGCGGGGCTACTTTGTTCTGCAAGTACCTGTATAAATGTTTGATCAGTGAAGCCAGCCATTTTGTAGGCCAATTGGATATTTACATTGTCAAAATATTCATACAGTTTGGTGCCTGGATCAATCCCTTGGTTACGTAGATATTCAGCGATCCAGTTGATGTAGCCTGCGGCACGTAGTATTGTAGTTCCACCGTTGGTAGTACCATTGACATTGATACTAGTCGGAGTAACACGTTGTAGTGTGTCGCTCAACACGTACTGATTTAAATCAGTGTTCTTATAGTAACGACCAATATCCATCAGTGTGCCAAAGTAGAATGCAGGATGACTTAGTGCCAGGGCCTGTTGCATTGCATACGGAAAATCGCTGCTGCGGCGCCATGCAGTTTCTGCTGGACCTTGATCGCCAATTTTAAAATTGCCACTGGCATCGTTACTATTAAAGTTCTTGACCAGTACTTGATTAGGAGGTAACAGATTGCCTGTATAGTCTACAGGTATAACGCTTTGCAAGTTTGCACGTACAAAACGAGTGTCAACAAACGGCGCACCGTTGTTCCAAATAACGCCAGCAGCCATGTCGTCCCATAAGACCATGTTGCCTCCAGTGTATGGAGCTGAACCGTAACGTGCTTCCCACCAGGCGGGCTGTTCGCTGAAGCCAACCATTTCCCAAGGATTTGTGTGAGGACGATCTGTATCGTAGAAATACTTGTAGATACCTCTCCAATAGCCCGGTAAACTACTGTTGGTCAACACATCTGTAAACTTGTCGTAGTTCCAGGTGAATGGTTCACTGGCAACAAAAGTACTGTTGGTAATATAGTCAACACGGTTGCCGCCTACCCAAGTCAAGAAGCTGTCAGTCAACAGTTGTGTAAATTCATTATTGCTGTAGTCAGTTGTTCTGAACTTGCCAGGTAAAAAATTGTAGATGTCAAAAACATTTTTAACATAATCAACTTTGATGTTGTTATAGATACGCTTTTCAAATTCCAACAGCAGTTGATCCCGGTAGTCGCCGAAGCTGGGAGTGATACTGCCGTCGTGTCCTTGTATTACATAGATGGGATTTGTGTAAGTGGTATCGTAGTAAATCTCCGGAGTGTACTTGGGATATAGGCCCAGTTTACTTGGAGTTTCAGGGATATAATTACCATCAGTATTGCTGTACTCGTTGATGCTAAGGATATCGCCAATGACCAACGGAGTCAAGAAAGTGATCCCAGAACGATTTTTGTCAAATACGTAATCAATGCCTTTGGTCAACTGTACATTGTTTTTGTAGACCAATACTGCCTGATTGCTCAGTGTGGTATCGCTGAAAATATTGCTGATTTCGTAGTCAACGATTTCTGCACTCAATACAGTATAAGTGATTGTGTTTTTAATATCACCGTAGGGCACCATGTCGCTGTAGTACCAAGCAAATGACTTGTTCTTGACTGCATTGATATTTTTCAACAGAGTATCAAGCAGTGCAGGAATATTGGTGTAGTCTAGCCCCTGAGTTCTTTGACTGAGTTCAAGGATTTTGTTTTTAAATTTGCTGTACTCGTGGCGTGCTAGATTCAAACCGTTTAAAAAGTTGGCATTTTCATCAACAAGGAACAGTTCGCTGTACAGCACAGGGCTGGCATGTTGTAAGATGCTGCCGCCTTGTGCTTTGATTGGCAAATCACGTAGATTGCTACTGCCAGGGAAATTGCCCACAACTTGATTGCTGTTGGCCACCATTGTGCTAACGTGGTTACGTAGTTGTCCCAGTGTTAGGCTGCTAAAGTTGGCATTCTGACTGTTGAAATCCAAGTTCTTTGGAACTTCGTAGTAGCCCAAATTGCTTGGGATAGTACTGTTATAGATCAAGATATCAATCTGGTCGCCTGTTGTCAATGTACTGTCAGTGACATATACGTAGTCAATGGTGCCAACTGTGATCTTTTCCCAGCTAGTTATTTGCAGTGCGTTTTTATACACACGGAAGTAAGGTACTGTGACTGGAACATCTTGTGTTATGTCAATTTTAAAATAAGGATTAATCCCGTCGTAGATACCACCAATAACTTGGAACTGCTTGGTTTCTTCAACATTGGTAGTCCAACTGTTACGTAGATTGTAGGCAGTTAGGCTGGTATTTTGTTGCAGTGTACCAACAGCATTGATGTTTGCACCAGCTACACCTGTGCCAGTGCCGTCGGTATAACTAAACGTATCTGTGTCAAAATTGTTGGTGAACTGTATGTCGCCAATTTGATTAAAGTTTCTATAACTTAATGGAAATCCTAGCACAGGATCTTTTGTACCTGTGCCAACAGTGTAACTGAATATTGACGTTCCAACAAATGTGCTATTGGTATAGTTACTGATACTTGTACCGGTACTGTCAACTACATCAAACAAGGGAGTTTGATTCACTGCGGTCTTGGCCTGTGCAGGAATCCAAGTGCTACCATTGTACCAATATTCGTAATAGGTGTTGCCGGCTACCGGATCTTTGGCTCCTTCTATTACCAATAAGTTATTATTGGTCAATACAGTGCTATCGCTGGCCGGGACCAAGTTGATGATATTGCCGCCCAAAGTTGGAACATTTACAATGTTCACAACAAATATTTGATCACGCACAGTTGGATCAAAGTCATTGGCAAACACAATTCTCATACCTTGAGTCAAGGTAGGACTTGCAGGATAACTGACATTACCAACTGTTGCTGCCGGGATAACGTAGCCCGCATGTTGTAGTTCAACTTTGTTGCGACTGTCAGTGATGGTAAAGTCTAATATGTCAACTGGTGCCTTGGCAACACGACCAAAGTTATACAACTGTATGTCAGCTTCAAACTCAATGATTGGACGGTTGGCACGTAGATTTTGATCCAGCATTGGTGTTACACCATTGTAGGCCGCTGTTGCATTGATAACATCAATGTGGAACCAACGATTACTGCGTGACCAAGGGTTTAAGTCAATGCTGCCACGATTGATTGTAATGTAGTCTGGTGTAACAAGCCCACTGGCTGCATAAGTTTCTGGTACAACATAATTATCAACAGGCGACAATTGGATAGCAGTACCAACACCTTCAACATAATAGGTGTTGCCAGCGTAACTATTGGGAACAGCACTGGCATCAAATGTAACTTTTAATCCGTTGGTAAACTTGACACCATTGGGGCTTGCGTAATTTTTGTTGCCAACAATATCAAGGTCTACATAAATTGTTGTATCTGCTGGTTCCAATAAACTGATTTGACCCACATAACTTGAACTGACGCCGTCTTGATAATATAGTGTAGACAACGGAGCAGTAATGTCTGGCATTAACTTGAACAAGTTTAATAACAAATAATCACTATTCAAGTAGTAGGTGTACTCGGCTCGAGTTTGTCCACCTTTGACAAATACCTTTTGCAGTGCGCCAATTGTAAACGCTTGTAACAATGGATTCAATGTTACAACAGGATCAGCATCATTGCTGAGTGTAATTTGCCAAGCGTTACGGCGTTGTGCAACAGGTACAGTAACATTGTTCACCGTCCATTTGATATTGTCGAGGTCAGTATTGACAAAAATCAATGCTTTTAAATTGATTTGGTTGATGGCACTAACGCCATCAAACCCTTTTTCTCCTGCTGCCACAATAGCGCTTAGGCGCTGTCCTTGTACTTGTGTATAGCTCAGAGCTGTGCTGAGATCAGCACTGCCCGCTAGTGGCATACGTACATAGAAATCTTGTGCGGTGGGCTGAGGAACGCTGAATGTCACGGTGCCAACGTCCGTACCGTTGTTGGTCACACCCAATACGTCACGGCTAGACAGGTTGGTCTGATTATCTTTGGTTCCGCTGGTTCCTGGGCTGGTCTGGATCCAGAAAGGATATCCAGGTTGATCAACCACAAACTTGTATGTTCCACCGTAGGCCAAACGTACGACAGGATTTTCTACACCTTGCGAATTAGTAAAAGTATAAGTTCCTGTTGCAGTATCGCGTATCACAGTAAATGTTTCCGCCGTAGGCACTTGATTACCGTAGACCAGTACAGCATCAGGTCCATTTTCTAACCAGTAGTATTGGTTAAAGTTGACAAATTTGTCAAAGTCAAATAGACCGTCGTAGCTATAACTCTCGTTGGCAAATAGTCGTGTTTGATTGTTGGTGATGCCACCAGAATAGGCAACTTGATTTAGTAAATCAAGATAACTGCTGAAGAATTCAGTCTGTCCTGTAATTTTGTTTTTAACTACAACACTGGGCTCAAGTTGATAGTTTTGACGAGCTGCACTGGGTTCTGGTACATAGTTGTCTGTACTTTTAAACGTAGGTGCAAATTTACGTCCAACATAACCATTGATATTTCTCAAGTCAGGTTGAGTTACTAGTTGATCTAGTGTAGCATTCAGGAACTTTTTATTGGTATCTGTTCTAAATACTTCTGGTAAGAAATTTGCTGTCTGTATTTGTGCCATATTAAATTACAATTCCCAATCCTGCTAGAGTTTGATTAATTTGTGCTGCTGTAATTGCGCTGATAATTTGTACGTTATTTGCGGTAGCTGCACTTACCATGATTTCGTTAGGGTTGCTATTGATCTGCATTAGGCCGCCAAATGCAATATCTACACTGTTAGGAACAATGATGATACTTGATACATTAGGTGCCAATTGATTGTGAAGGTATGTACTGAGTTCACTGAAGTAGAATGTGTCACCAAAGTCCCAATTTGCAGTTGAAAAATAGCTATTAAGAGCAGCAATTACACCCGACTTGATATCATTGTCGCTGACATTAACATTGGGGTTCTTGACAACTTTGAATGTTGCTTGTAAATTTGGATTTGCTTTGCTGCCAAACAAAGGTTTATATTTGCCTGGATTGTACACAATAGTATCGCTCAGTGCTTTGTAGTTTTCTAAACTGGTTGATCCAGTGCCATACTCTGTTTTCAATTCGTCGTTGGTAGGAAGGCTAGGTTCTTTGACTGTGCCAGTTGTATCTTGTATCCACGCCAAATAATCAGTGCTGTATTGTGTGGTCAAGATGTACAAGTCCATGATGTTGTTGGGTGCCGGATCAATACGACGATCATTGGGGCTACTGTGGCGATATTGGAACTGTAGACTTTGGCGACCAACTTCAGCAATGTAGTTGGTCAACACTGTCAATGTGCGAACATTGCTGGTGCTGATGTTCAGCTGATAAAATTTGTTTTCACCAGTCGCATAAAATACTTGCCCATTCAAGTACAAATTCCAAGCAGCAGTGATTGCCGCCTGTGTTGCATAGGCTGTTACAATGGTTGTATTGTCAACTGGTGCAGTAGTCAAGAAATTGTCAGCACCACTGTTGACTTGTTGTAAGAATATATATTTCTTGGTAGGGTTTACTGTTGGCGCCACAATGTTAGTAAACAAATCAGGATCATCAGGAATGCCATCATTGTTGGTCATTGGGAAAGTTACCAATACTTGTGTGTTGTCAACATAACCATCAGGATCAACTACGTTGTCGTAGATGTACCACTGTTGATCTTCACCAAGTGGACTTGCACTGTCGGGCTGACTGTTTGTTTTTAGCACTGTGATCTGATCGTTGATGGTCAAGCCAGTCTTACTGTCAAATGTCTTGACATCTGGATCAAAGTAGAAACGTGTCTCGCCTGCACTTTGGAACACATATTCCAGGCCACGGTGTGCAATGTTGTAGTTGATACCATTATAGGTAAATGCTACTAGCCAACTGCTGTCTAAGCCCATGCCAGTCTTATCGCCTTGGTGAGTCAGGCTGAAAGCGCCCAAGCTCAAGTCTTTTGGCAATATGATTTGCCAACTTTGTGTTGTACTGTTGTAAGTCAACCCAATGTTTTGATAGCTTTGCAACAAACGTACAACCTGTGCTGTCAGTGGGCCCGGAGGTAGTGCATTTTTGTACACAGGAATAATTGTGTCAGCTACTGCTCCGCTAGGAATGTTTCTGCTCAACTGTACGCTGTAACCTGCGTTGGCCGTGACCACACTGACCCATAGGTAGTTGTTTTCGCTAGGGTATGTTGCTGTACCAGTTTGGATTTGATTTTGTGCGTCAAAGAACTTGCCAGCACCTGCGTTGAAACGAACCATAGCACCGGTTGTAATGTATTTCAAGTTGTTGCTTACGCCAAGACCAATTTGTTGTACAATGTTACTGCCGTTCACAAAATAACCAGTGCTGCTGTCGCTGGCCGCACTACTACGGCTCCAGTTAGTTGGGCTTGGAGGAGTATAACGTGGATAGTTGGCGTAATAGAATTGCAGCAAAGGTTTGCTTGCAATCAATGGTGCCACAGTGTTGTAGATGGCCTGATAAATTTCTGCGGCTGTTGTAAAACTGAATGTGTTGCTGGCTGTAGGAGCTTGGCTGTATAAAAGACCATCAGCAGCAAAAATGTTTGTGCTTGAATACTTGCCGGTTACATCAAGTACATCCAAGAAACGGCTAGTTCCGCTGCTTTGACGGTTCACTGCTTTGACTTTTAAAATGGTGCTGAAGTTGGTGTAAGGGAACAGGCTGTAGTCTTCACCTGTGATCATACGGTTCTGTGTATAATAGTTGGCAGGTGCTTTTGTACGGATTTTGTCAATGCTCTCACGTGGCTGACTGTTTGAAACTGTGTAGTTCAAACTCACAGTCATGGTCAGTGTTTCAACTTTGTTGGTTCTGCTTACATATGGAAAACTCAGTGTAACACTTTGTATTTCGTCAGGTGTGATCTTGTAAGAAAAACCGTTGCTGGTTCTATAGTACAAACGGAATACGCCGTGTGGAATGTTGGCAAAACTGCCATCGCCAAACACTAGATCAATTTGATCATTGCTGCGGCTGTTGATCTGATACAGATTACGGTTGCTGCTCTGATTGTAGATAACATTGATACCGGCAATTGCTGGAACTGCGGGCCAAAAAGTAGTTGGTTTGCTGTTGGTGTCCAGCTGATATAGCCATACATCGTTATTGTTGATGCTGTTGAAGTTTACATTAACTATACGATTTGGCAAACTTTGATCCAAGTTGAAATCTTGGGTTGCCAGTGTACCTTGTTTGAAATAGACAAAATAACCAGTGTTGATACTGTTGTTGCCTAGATTATCGTTCTTGTAAAGTATGTTAAACTTTCCACTAGGCACAGGAGCAGGTTCGTAAATGTAGTTTTGTCCCACGCTGGTTGCACTGACTGCTTCAAAGTTCATAGTACTGTTTTCAACAATAGCACTAAAACTCTGACGAGGAATAACCCCAGGTGGTAAGTTGACACTGTATTCTTCGTTAAGAATACCATTGATTGTATTTGTGTTGCCTGGTTTACCAACTTGTTGGTTGCTGATCAAAGCAGCATTTAAAATAGTAGTAAACTGCTCTTGCCAATCTGGGTTGGCAGTATCGTTCCACGAAATTAAGAGGTTGCTTAAGTTTAAACCGTTGCTGTCAAACAAATTTTCAGTGGTATTTAAACTGTCAATCTTCAAGTAGCCGCTGGCACTGATGTTACGACTTGGATTGTAACTGATTAGACGTGCCAGTTTTAGGATGCTGTCTCGACGTTCTGCTGTGTCAAAAAAGTTTTCACGAGCATTCATGTCTGTACGGAATGACAGACTTTGTCCCAAGAATGCAATAAGATCAATCAAGGCAATAAATTCGCTTGATTCTGTAAAGTCGTTGAAATCTTCAGGATAGTAGTTACGCAAGTAATCAATCATGGTCTTGCGTAGAGTTTCAAAGTCGTAGCTGGTGAAATCAGCTTGCTGGAAAGTCTGGTAAATCTGGGTCCAGTCTTGGTTTACCAGTAAGTTAGTCTGACGTGTAGTGGTTGACATCTAAATACATCCGTTATTATGTATTTATAATAATCAAAATCTACGTAGTTAATTAGTAAGGGCCGTTTGTGGTCAGGCGGTTTGAATTGGCATCAAACGTCATGCTCAAGTTAGTAACTTGATTTGTAGGAATGTAAACTAAATCTAATACAATTTGGATACCTTGATCCTGTGTAGTAATTGTAATGTTGCTTAATCCCAACCGTGGCTCATAGCCCACTATCTGTTTGACGTCGTTGATAATAAGTTGATTTACAGAATCCGACATCGGCTCAAACAACAGGCTCCATATTATGCTGCCAAAGTTGGGCTGCATTAGCTTTTCGCCTTTGCGAATACCAAAATGATTTAACAGATCCTGTTTAACCAAGTCTATATCACTGGCGCGAAACTTTTTGCTGCGATTTACGGTGCTGAAACCTTTGTAGATAATTGCCATATTGTATTTATTGTAGTTGGAAGCTCATTAGTTGTATGTGTACTGGATCAGACTTGCTGAACGATCCGCCCCAGCGTAGACCATATGTGGCCAAGTTAACTGTGCGTTGTACCAATGGCATTTGGCCGCTGTCAATGCCCATGCCTTCGGTGTGTGCGCTGGTTTTCAGTGACGGAGTAGTGATGCCGCCAGCAGTAGGATTATTTGGGCCGCCGCCTGCTGCATGCCAACGATCAATCAGTTGCTGTTGATCTGATTGGCTTCTGTATGAACTGGAGATTGCAATTTTTGCGCCAGTCTTAGTCTTGAATTCTTGTGCCATTTTTAGCACAGCATTTTTAAATTCGCCGCTGAGTTGATCAAAACGATCTCTTGTGCCGGTGCCCGACGTAGCAAATGTAAACACATCGTCGGGATTGACACCTGATGTATTTTCTCCGCCAAGTCCCGCTGTGGCTGCAACACTGCTGACCGCGCCACCTGCTGCCAAAATATCAATTGCATAGCGTCCGTGATTATAGTAGACTGCGCCATCTTGTCCTTGTGCGTCAGATACACTGCCTTTGTCTCTCCAAGACTTGGCTGTTGCACTACTACGCATTTGGTAAGCCACAAACATCATACCTGCTGCTGTACATACATCGTCAGTTGATACAATACCGCTGTTGGCTACCAGTTCTGTGTAGTACATACTGAATGCTGCGTACATGATAGAGTCTTGTAGTGCAGGACTGCTGAAGAAATCGTCTTGACTTTGAAGGCCGTCTTTGCCTGTCCAAGCCACGGGTTTGCTGAGTGTGTTGGTACCAAACTTGTTGATTGCATCAGGTTTGATATAACCGGCATTGGCCAAAAACTGTGCATCCATGCCGTACTTGCCAATGCGTGTATAGTCTTTGCTGACATAACTGTAGTTAAACTCGCTGACAAAGTAGCCCAATTCTGCCATCATGGCTTTGGCCTGTGTGGTATTTAGATTGGGGCTTGTTGCGCCAAAGTTGCCTGGCGGTGCATAGGTTGTGGACTTGGCCAAGAACTCTGCAGGACAATTTGGAGGTACCACATTTTGTCCAGTAGCGCTGACAATACCAGCATCTTTACTGGCTGCACCACTGGTGATGACTTGACCAGTACCACTTGTGATTGGATGACCTGATCCGTCCAGT